ACAGGCTGGAGCATTCCTCTTGACAGAAAACATAGGACACCTATGTTATAATTATTCTACCACACAAATGGTTCGTGTGTTAGTTGGTTCATATAGTAACAAGGTAAGCCGAAGGAGTAATCCTAGGCGAAGTGCGGTTTTCATGGACTGCGCTTTTGTTCAATCCTTGGAGGGGCTGTTCCGTGATACATATCCGGAGCAGCCCTTTTTACTTTAAGTAATTCGACCTAAGAGTTATGGCCTCAAGAACATCTCTCTTACCGGGATCCTTTTCGAGATATTTCATAAGTACTTTTGGATTTTTATCAGCACCTATGCGGAGCAGGAAGTCAACCTTTGGCTCAATGTCCAAGCTGATTACTAATTTATCTATCTCTGAAATGTTTAGTTCCTGTGTTTTTAACTGCCTTATGTGATAGTTACGGAGTTTTTTCTTGTCAGGATTATCATTAGATAACGCCTCGATTGCCTTTTCCTTATCTCCCTCAAGATTGTCGTATTTTTCAGAAGTGCTTTCCTTCATGGATCGAGACATATCCGTGTAGTTCCCCGAAAGAATATCCAATACGTCCAGGCTGGATAAACCACCTTCCTTCATGAGGCCAATCTTTTCATCCAAGGAATATTTGAGCAGCTCTACACCCATGTTTTTATAATGAACTCTAGCTTGGTTCAGCCTATTGCTCCGGGCTGTATTCATTTCATTGTATGTGGCATCTAACTCCTCCTGGCTTATGTCGCCTGCAATTTTTTTCCTAAGTGCGGAGGTGTATTTGCCCTTAGCTGTATTCATCATACTAGAGGATTGTGCAAATTTACCTCTAAACGAACGATCAGCATCGTAAGTATATACTCTCCATCCAAATAGACTTTGAACATTTTGTGCTGTAGTTCTATCTCCTATGCCGTTAATGGAATCATTAAAACGTTCAATAGTTCTAAATGTGCCTGGTTTGATTACGTCATCATAAATGGTGGAGGCTATTACCTTGGTCCTTGCAGAAAGACTTGGGTCAATAAAAATTGGGTTCCCTCTTTCGTCATAACCACTTGCCAGTTCGGTAGCTGTTTGAATTGCTAATGATCCTCCCTCTGAAAATATTCTGCCCTTCAGTATGGAAGCGTATTCTTCAAATGGCTTTTCTTGGAACCCGGCGGAAAAAGCATCGCCCATCGCTATTTGAGGAAGAATATACTCAGGCGGCACGAAGACTCCTCTTCTGGGGTTATCCTTGTTTGGATTAATGATGGCTACAGTTCCATCCATCCAAAACGGAAGAACGGATTCTTCAAATGCTTGAACTGACTTATCGCTTAGGCCGTTCTCTTCGTTCTTGTTTTTCACTGCTATTTTTGCTCCAGCAGTCACTAGACCTAAGGCGGTCAGACGTTTTGCACCCAGCATTCTCATCGCTGTCATATCAGCCCTTGATGGATCAAGTCCGAAGTCCCTACCAAAATTACCCCTAAGCATTTGCAAAGCGAACTTACCTTGGTTGTAAGATATTCTACTTAATTCAGCGAAGTGAGCAATAAATGGTTGAAGGAATCCGACTCGACTGCCCTTTCTTATGACTTCACTTAACTTATCATAGTTAGGAAAAGTATCATTGGTCATTCTCGCAGCCGCAGCTTCAATTTGAGCTGGCGTATAGTCAGGAAAAGCCTTCTTTAATTGAGTCTGTGTTCCCTTCCAGGTAACATAGCGCATAGCAACATCAAAAGCAGAATAAGCCTTGCCCCCAATGTCTACCGCTTTACCCAAAATCTTTTTATTGAGAATATTAAATCCTCTTTGTAGAGCCGCCTCCATGTCCGCAGCATCAATACTTTTGGGGCGAAGATTATACAAATCCATCTTATCGAGGTCAGCGTAAAATTCTTTTTTCGCTTTTGGAGATTTACCAGCAACAAGGTTTTCTAGACTTCTAAAGCTAGCTGCGGCTCTTCTCATTCCAGAAAAGTTGGGCATAATACCATTTGCCATAGCTGAAGTAAGGGATCCCAGGGCAGCCACAGGATACGATCCTACGTTTCCTACAACCTTTGTAAACTTCGCTAAAAAGTTGGCAGTAAAAAAAGATTTAATTGCTACGTCCACAGGGTCCCTGATACCTTGATTAATTGTTGGGCCGTATCTTAACTTGTAGATGGAATCAGCAACTTCTGGGTCAACGAAGATATTGGTTTTCCCAGAAACAGTTTTTAGTTTAAGCTCAACTTGACCCTCCCTTAGGGTTCTGCTAGCAACACCACTGTTCAATAAAAGATTAGCTATCTCTGCGTCCTCTGCCTTAGCGGATGCAAGTCTAGACAATCTTCTTGAGGTAATCAATGCTCGTTCTGCTGGGTCCTTGATTTCACCTAGCCAAATTTTTTCAGCCTCACCAGGCTCAGTGCGTTGGCGCAATATGTTTTCGGACTCCGATGGTCTTAGTCCGGACTTTGATTCCAGTTCCCTTGTTTTAGCGGAGTTACCTTTTAGCTGATTAATTTTCTTTCTTGCCTCAACAGCTGCCTTCTCTGAAGGCATACCGGATTGTATATAATTAAATTTTATTTCTTCAAATGCAGCTTTCTCTTGCTTAGGGTTGGGCTTATAGTTAGGGTCCTCAAACAATCTATATGGTTGAGTCAAATACCCACCAGTTGTGTCCATTGATTCCTCTAGTACTGTCCTAAGACCTTCTCTTATTTCTGGAGATAAGTCCATAAACGCCTGGTCATCCATTCCTCCAATCAATCGTTCCCTAAGTTTATTGGTTGATGAACGCCATGCTGATAACTCTGTTTGTATAGGGGCTAGCGACGGATCCAATTCACCGGTAAGGAAGAATGCGTTCACGTTTTCATCTATTGCGGCTTCGTTATCTACGTTTGCTTTCTTTATTCTCTTGACCGCATTGTATGCCCGGAGACCAACTGACTCCGCTTCCCTGACGATACCTTTAGCCTGATCAATTTCGTTCATTACCTCTCTGCCAACTACCTTGGAGGGAGCTAGCCAAGAATTGATTCTATTGAACAAACGATTAGGTCTTTTTTTGGAACCCGGAGCGTAGTTATTTAAGTTACCTGCATCCAATGCTAACTGAGTGCGTTGAGTTGCAAGAAGGTTCGATGCTATTTCACTCCTTGCCTCATCAAAGTTTTCCCTTAGGATTCCAGGCATTGATGGAGTTTCCTTAGGAGGGGTTAATAAAGAAGGGGTAGCTTCTGAAACGTCTTTAGGTGTTGCTGGGGCTTCCTTAGGTAGTTTAGCTCTAGCAGCTTCAAACTCAGCCATTCCCTTATCACTTATCTTCTTAAGTTCTTTCTTTATTGCCTTGTCTTGTTGGTCTAAAAGTTTGTAGGTAGCCGCTTGGTCGCCTACTACCGCATCGAGTTTACTTTTAAATTTAGCACGAACTTCAGCAGCCTTAGCGAGAACCGTATCTTTATACTTGAGGGCTACCTCGCGCTTTAGTGCTTTCTCAGCGTCCGTGAGGGAGTCGAAGCTAGTTTTAGGTGTCGCTGGGGCTTCATCAATCCTCTTTTTAAGTGCATCTAAAAGTTCTTTGCGTGTATCACAAGTAGTATTAAGTTGTTCAAATAAATCAGATACTTCTTTTCCATCTATATCAAATTGATTAAAACCTCTTTCATCGGTAAAAATATATCTTCTTCCAAGACCTTCAACCGTATATGATGTAATGTATTTTGTCTCGCCGTTTATCACAACTGATTGGACGGGGAACCCACCTGTTTCGCTTGCCGATTTAACGCGTTTAGGATTTAAGTTTGTTTCAGGAATTGGGGGTGGTGCTTCGGACGGTATCTTCTTGCCACCTACAGTAACCTCTAGGGGCCGTGTTTCTCCTATGGTTTCCTCAATGACTGTCTTCTTGGGAGTCACAGGAGTGAACTCTAACTCCCTTAGATTAGTTGGCTCAAATCCATATTTCTTCTGACCGTCAATCACGGGCTTGAACTCCAGGTCCTTATAGGTTATCTCTCCCTTGGCTACACTTTCCATTATTTCCTGTGCAGTCTTACCCCTAGCTTTATTGATCAAAGTCCTGCTTACACCAAAAGTCTTATCCCCTGCTAACGCTCCAGTTATACCAGTAAGAAGCTCGACCGCTAAGGTAGCACCAGGAGATAGGTCTTTTTCTTCCGAAAGTATTCTACCTGCACTCTGCCCGGCTATTGCACCTGACTCAACGGCTAAGAATCGACCGGTGTTCTTACTAGCTTCTTCCGTGAATTGTTTAGCAAGATTGACTCCTACCTGCCCAGCCTTAGAAGTTGCTTGAACCTTGGATGCTACCTGTGCCGCTTTTAAGGCGGGTAAAGTAAAAGTTATAGCCTCTCCTGTAACTTGTGCGGCGACTCCTGCCTTTGTCTTCGCGGGTTCATCTCGGACTGGTCCAGAATAAGGTAGCGATCCAATAATTTTGCGAATGGATTCACTGCCCCCTAGACTATCTTGCGGTACAATGTCCCTATCCGCAATCGCATTAGAAACCTTGTTAAGACCCAAGGATATTAAATCAACAGGCGCGCCAGCAATACTTGCAAAGGTATTATTAAGTTGATTGCTAACATCATCCGCTATAAATTTAGCGTTTTCTACGAACCCTTCGGGATTCTGCTCGATCTCTTCTTCTGAATTAACCCCAACAGAGCTTAATGATTTGATTTCATTAGCAAAGTACTGAGCAGCCTCTAGATTATTGGCAGCTAAAGCATTCGCCCCAGCTTGCTCAAGCTCTTGAATAGTTGCCATTATTGTTACTTAGGAAGAAATTTATTACGAAAATCTTCTACTTGTTCAGCGGTAGGCACAGGAGTAGAGTCACCGTCTGGTGTTGGTTGATCAACAAGAACAACACTATCAAGATCAGAAGACTTATCATCATCAGTATTCTTTATGGGTCCAAATGCCTTTTCCGCGGTTTGAGGTCTACCGAACGTATCCTTATAGCCATTTACTGCTAATATATCATTAGCCTCTTGAGTATTTCCTTGTTCGTAGAGTTCTCTCGCTCTCTTTCGTTCCTCTAATTTAAATTCAAGGACTCGTTGTGCAGAAGGAGTAGCCTCTTCACCATCACTAAATGATTGCATGAATTTACCGTCCTGAGTAAGGACTGTAAACGGACCTACCTCTATCGCTTCAAGGTTAGGACCTTTCATTTTTTGCATTGATTCAATAATCTTTAAATCATTAGTATCCCTACCACCTTGATCAAAATATGCAGCAGATAAAGCAGCTGGATCTATCTCGCCTGTTCCTGCCTCTCTGGATGCAGACAAAGCCATATCAAAAGCACTTCTGCTCATCTGTTTTTCTTGTTGTTCAGATTTGGCTTCTTGTAGCTGTATTTCCCTTATCTGATCTGCTTGCATAGCAGCCTTCTGAGATTGCAGGGAACTAGCAAATCCACTTAGGGCCAGTACATCCTTTTGCCTGTAGTCACCTTCCTGAAGGGACTTCAAGGCTTTGCCAATGCTAGGATTTTTTTGTCCAGCCTGTTGCATAGCTGCAAGAATACTTGGGTCAGCGGCCATACGACCCTCTAGGTCCGACAATGCCGTAGAGGTAATCTGCCTTTGCTCTTGGTAGTTCTCGATCCCCTGGAGGACTCCAGCACCAATAGCCATGCCACCTCTTGCGAAGCCGCTTACGTCTGCTCGTCCCAACTCTGGGCGTACTCGTGATCCTGTTTGAAATGCCATGTTATTTAATCCTAGTGTCCATCCAGTTGCGGATGATTGATTTTAGTCGAGGCTTGTTCGATATGAACTTAGCGAAGCGTTCACCGAATCGTATGTATGAACTTCTGAACCATAATGGTGATTCGTTTATAACCCATTCACGGAACTGTAACCACTTAGGATTATCAATTCCGTAGACCTCACGGGCTACCCAGCAAATTTTTCCTCCAATTATTGAACCCGCACCGCCAAGCGCGCCACCGATCATAGCTCCTCTTGCTTGAGCGTTTGCAGCCTGAAGCTCCATGTCCTGGCCACGTTGTTGTAGTGCCATGTTGATTCCTACGTTGGGGTCAAAGAGTTGAGGCCCGATTGGTTGCCCAGCAAGGTTAGTAGCCTGCCCAAGCGTTTGACTACCTAACTGTATAGCAGAAGATGGACGACCAAGGATAGTCATGCCTAAGTCCCCAGCCATTTGACGTTGCATTCCGAATGCACCAGCACCAGCCTGACGAGCTTCTGCTCTTAGCCCAGATTTGAACTGTTCACGGCCAAGCAACTCAGCGGCAATTGAGGATTGATCCCCAATGCGACCACGAGCCAATGAACCAGAACGAGCGGCTTGCTCGGCTAGACGTCTTCGCTCAGGTGAAAGTGGGCCTGTCGCTTCTCCAAACAAACTAAGGGCTTGTTGAGAAGCTGCATCAGCTAACTCTGTACTGTATGGGTCAGCGGCACGGTAAGCCTCCACAACCTGTGGTGCAAATTCTCCTAGCGCTCCAACATCGGCAGCACGTTGTTCTTGTAATTGGGCCTGCTGTAATTCAAATGCTCTCTGGGATTGATTCTCTAGCAGATCAAGAACCCCTGGAGTTGTTACCTCCCCCGTGACTGGATCCTTTAGACCCTCAGCAAAGGTCTGTATGTCCTTTAACTCAAGGGCAGCATAACGTGGACGAAAAGTCTCTTCTGCGCCAATTATCTTTTCTTGTAATCGAGGGTCAGTTACCCCTTCATACGACTGAAATCCTTTACCAAAAAGATATTCTCCTTGTGCTTTACCAGGATCAATTGGTGGTGGTGCTTTTCCTTTGCCTCCCATAATACGTTTTATTTAGATTTTAATATTTTTGTAAATATTTTTGTGCTGTATTCAACACGAGTCGGATTACCTTTGCGATGACGGACTCCTATAAGTTTCTTTATAAGGCAATCAGGTTCGAGTTCAATAAATTTAAGCACCATTTGTTTCCATGCGTCCGTATTGGATGCGAATAGGAACGCCATAAATATAGCGTCACCATCCTTCTTGTCCTCATCCCAGTTATATACGAAACTCCACTGATCATCTTCATTGCAATTATACCACATGAATACGCCCTGTATATTGTTTTCGTTATCAGATAATGCAATAATTGTTTGCTTAGCTTGGTGGTAAGCGACCAGTTGACGTAGTGTATCCCTGTCCCAATCCTCAAAGACTTTCCCGTTCTCGTTCTCTACGCAGTAATCAACAATGCGGTCCACGTAGGTAGCAAGATGCGGTTGCTCCCCTGAGTTAAGGGCAGCTACTGCGGAGTTAAGGACTGGGTTATCTACTTGCATTAGGCTGTGCGTTTCCACATATAAACAACAATGTACGGTTGGATATTAGTGTGAGATCCACCTCCGCCAGTGCTTGCTGTGGTTGTAGAAGATGTGCCACTTTGGTTAAGTTCATCAAGTTGTTCTCCATTTGCAACAGTTAGTTGTAGAGAGTTGTCTACTAAAACATTTGTTGGATCTTGAATCCTTATATTGCTATTGTGAGTGTGAGCTGGTATTTGTGTTTCGTCCAACGTAACTGTCTTAGCACCACCAGTTTCTTCTACCGTATCAAAATCCGTGTCGCTAGAATCCAAACCTACAAGCACACGACCAGCACCAAATGCAGTCCAAGTTGTGCCACCAATAGCGGTTACGACAGCCGCTGAGTCCGCATAATTTGTTACCGTAGTAAATATAGAACCAACCGGATAGACCGCATCTGTTAAAGCACCAGCTGCTATCTTTGCTGCTGTCACGGCATCATCAGCTATTTTAGCCGTGGCAATACCACCGTCAGCAACTGCCATAGCTCCGCCAATAAGGGTTATCGTACTACCATCAACAGCGTCCGCTTGATTAAAAGTAGCCGCCGTAATTACTTGATTAAGTTTACTAGCTGATAGCTGTTCGCCGTTAGCAAAGGTTTTTCCTGATGTTATTACTGCCATATTATTGATGTATTAAATTGATTGCAGGAGGGGGTTCATTAGTGTCCGATTGCTATAAAGAA